ACAAATGTGGTAACGATGGTGATAAGGGTCATGCCTTGGTTGGTAGTGGTGTTAAGGGTGGTGCCTCAACATCTCCTAAAGGCAAAGCCAATGTAGTAGCTGGTAAAGCTTCTAATGTTGGTCAATATATCACACAAAAATAAAGATATATTAAAAATTAAAAAAGCCTAACGTAAGTTAGGCTTTTTTTTTGATTAAATAATATTGTGATTACTTTTAAAGACTTTTTTAATGCTGGTGTCTCAGGCAATATGGGCATTACACGCAAGAGACATCATGGAGCTCTCCTGAATACAAGAAGGCCCCATGAACCTGTTCCAGATATGCACAAGAGTAAGAAAGATGTAGACAAATTTCGATCTCTTAAATCTAAAATAGCAGGTAGATATAACATAACAGATAATGAAGCAGAAGAATTAAAGAAAAGATTTAAAGTTAAATTTTCGCAGAATAATGTAGCAACTCTAGGTAATACTGGGGTGAGGTTGTATAGAAATCCTGATGGAGGCGGGTATATTTTACAAAAATGACAAATGCAGATTGTACAAATTACTTCAAAGGTAATCCGCAGATAACCTTTTATCCAGATTCAATTAATAGTGTAAATGAATGCTTTTCCTTGGTTGATAAGGGTAATAATCAGAGTGAGCGTGATCTCTATTCAAATTACTGGAAAGAACAGATTAATTTATATGGCCAGAAAGTAGGATATATTGTACATAATTATTCCTTGTCTGCTGCAGATAATCTTTATGGTGAACAACCTGCACAAGCATATTCTCCACCAGTTACCATAAAGATGTTGATCAATTTAAATGAAAATGCTTTAATGCTGTCAAAATTTGGATTACAATCTGATGATGAATTAACTGCATTTGTTCATATATCCTCTTTCTATGAAGTGTTTGGATATCCGAATGAACCGAAATCAGGTGACTTATTTCAATTAGTAGAATACGGAAATGACAGACCAGGTGGTCGTAATGGAAAAATTTTTGAGATTACAGAGAGATTAGATGAAGATGCTGCGCAAATTAATCCTTTGATGGGGCATTATGTTTGGTTGATCAAAGCAAAAAGATTTGAATATTCTTTTGAACCTGGGCTTTCAGGTGAAGCTGTGAATGATCAAGTGTTTGATGATGCAAAAAACCCGGCAGTATCTGGTGCCAATAAGCCATACTCCTATGATGTAAATGAAGCATCAAAAAGCGTCTTTGATTATTCAAAGACCGATTACGGCGGTGTATACGGTGGATACTAAGCTAAACTTTTTTCTAGGGAACTTTCTTCCAAAGAATCATCCATCTCAACAATATCTTCTTCTCTTGCTTTAATATCTATAATAGGCACAGCTTCTACAGTAATGCCTGGTTCATTTATTTTGATTTCATCTACCATGGATTCGTATCGCTCCACAATATACTTCTGAAAGGCTAGTGGTTTAATCCAATCAAGATCATTTCTAAGATCTACTTTCATTTGTTGAGCTTTTTTTGCTACTAGCTCAATACCCTCAATAAGACATAGCCAGCGGGCATATTCGTGAACAGTTAGATCATGTTCCTTGGTCTTGCAAGAAACTTTAATTTGTTTTTTTGATGTATGTGATGGCATATCCAATGATTATAAGGGAAAGCTTGCGAGCGTCAAATATATTCTTCTTTGTGCTTAGCTCCGAAATACTATGATCTAAGAACTTTAAATTATGCTCTATATTGGTTGACACCAAATCTAGACACTTCTGAACAGCTTCTTGCTGTTCAACACTAACATCGCTTTCTTTGAGAGAAGTTGCTATGTATAAAGAGAAGAGAGAAGCGAGATTTCTAATAAATGCTGTATCGCTGTTGCTATTCTTATAGTAATTTAAACCAGTAGTATAGTACTTAAAAAGATTGTTAGGTAACGTTTGCTCTAACATAGCACAGAATTCCATAGGATTAAAAGCTGTTGATGTAGGGGCAGATATCTGTGTAGGTGGTACAGTATTTGTTATTTGATCAAGATTATTTTGTGGTGACATTTAATATCTCAGGTTTGGTGGTATCTGTATCTTGTAGTGGCTCAGTAAAGAGAGCAGTCTGAGTTTCAGTAAACACGCTTATGGCTTTCTTGCATTCTCTGCATCTGTATCTATTTTCTGCATTAAAGCGAAATGGTATTACTTCCTTTACTTTGAGGTGACAGGGGCATGAAACCTCAATGCTTTGATAATTGAATTGCTTGATGCGCTCATTGTCTAATGCTTTATTCTTAAGCTCCATATAAACATTTAAAAACTGTTGTACGGCATAGCTTATGACAAATTGAAAGCATATACCTGCAAAAAATCCAAAATATAAATTAAGGCCGAAATGATTAAAGGCAATTCCGGTAATGATTGTAATTGATAGGAATAGGAAGGCTCTAAATGGCAGTAGCATTACTTCTCTATTTTAACGGTAATCTTTAAATTATCAAGACTTTTTATAGCAGATTTAACAAATTTATATGCTTCAGACAAATCAGCTCTTGCGGCATTTACGTAATCGATATTGTCTTTGCTACTACAAATTGGATTTTGTTCACAGCTTTTCAATAGTGTTAATGAATTGTTTAGATTAAAAATAGTATTTCCTATGCTTGGAATTAAGTTATTTAGTGGATACGGAAGTACTTTATTATCAACTACATTATTGGGGTATTGGTCATTTTCGTTTGATTTACCCAATATATCTCTCAAAAACACTCTTTGAGAACTAAATTCTCTAGCAGCAATACCTTGAACCCACTTATTGTAGTTCATTGTAGAATCTTCTTTTATGGGTACATTAGCCACAAGATTATTTAATCAATAATAATAAATAATTGTATGGGTCTATTTAAAGAAACATTTAATAAGTTGATTGAACAAGATAAAGATTTGAAGACACCGGAAGCTCCTGAAGCTCCTGTGGCTGCTCCAGCAACAGACAAGGAAGCAATGGCGCAAAAGCTAGATACTGCACAACCTGATGATTTTGATGTCAAGGGCGGCATAACGAATGTAGATGCCATTAAAGCTAAGCAAAAAGAAAGATTGAAAGAATGGATTTCTAAGATAGATGACTTTATTGAATTTCTTAATGGTACAAATGATGGGTCAGTGCAGAGCTTGTTGCATTCTGCTGCATGCGAAACAATGTTTCAGGATATAGCTAGAAGTGAGAAAAAGAAAATTGCTCGTCTTGCAGCTGAATTGAGCTCGCTCAGTGAATCGTTTAAAGGATATCTTATTTCTTCCAACGAGTAATCTCAACCATAAGAAGATTGGCTTTAAGTCCGTTATATGAATTTTGTATAATAAACTCAGGATCAATACTATCTAAATTTCTTGCTATACAATAGTCGTTGATATCTTTAAATGATTTGCCCATATCTTCAGGCCATATGAACACTGTTTCACCTCTTTCTAAGAGCTTCATTGTCTTCTTTCTGCTAGCTACATCCTGCCACTGACTATCAAGTACCCATATGCGTTTATGCAGCTTAAAATTAGCTAATTGCTCTTCCTGCAATGATGTAAACATAGCATGGCTATTTTCTTGAATACCTGCTACAGCAGTGCCATTCTTAGTAAAAAAAGAGTCAATAGGCCCTTCAAAAATAAAAATATATTCTAAATTAGTAGAGACTTTATCAATATTATATAATGATTTTTCACTATTAAGTTTAGAGAGATATTTTGGATAATACTTTAAGTTATCACATAACACTGTTCTTGATTGATAAAAAATAATTTCATTATTAAAGGTATAGAAGGGAATAACTAAGCGGTTCTTGTGTATTCTATCTGTCAGTGAGATCCAGAGGGTGGGAGGCTTGTTTATCGCTGTATGCAGCTTGCGTCTTTTAATTAGCTTTAAAGCCTCTACTACAGTTGGGTTATCTTTATAGAAATTTAACTGCTGACAGTCAAAAAGATTGATTGAATCTTTGGGTAGTTTTTCAATGTTTATTTTTTTTAGTGTATCTTTTTTGTCAAGCAAGACATCAACAGGTAGCAGGTCGATGTTTCTTGATTCCTTTATCATCTCATCAATAGTTTGTGATGAGACAGTTTCAATCCATTTTACTGGATTACTATACCACCCGCAATTATGGCAGCATATAGAGTTTTTATCTACTATATAGTAGCATCTACGCTTTTTTCCCCAGGAACTACCTTCTCTACATATAGGGCAGCCGGCTTCATATACATTAGTTATCTTTTTAAATTTAGGATAACCGGCGTACTGGTAGAACTTCTGAACAATATATTCTTTTGGTAATAGAACCACAATTCAAGTATATATGAATTTACAGAAGGTACAAGTTATTTCTGCTCTGGCTTTCTCAGAGTCTCAATTGAGACAATACCTTTGCGAATAAAAGTCCCAGAAGCAGGGTCAATCCACTGTGCTTCAGTTATTTGCTTG